GTCCCACTTGTACAGTAATTTCACTCCTTCTACAAACCGTGGATGATACGATGCATTTTCCCACTGTTGCCACCACCGTAGCGTGTCATCGAAAGAATTCCACTTCTTTCTAAATCGCTCATAGGAGAGAGCACCACTTAATACTCTCATAAGCGGACGCACACCACGCGCGACTCCATTAATTAAGTAGTCCGCCGAGTGTATGTTCTGCAGGTAATACACTCTTTCATTGGAAACGCCACCTTTATCAGAATGTAATGTCAGATTAACTTCCGACATATATTGCTCAACTTTACTGAGATCCCAGGGTTGTGTGAAGGTTACCACACCATCATCCCCCTGTACAAGATGTCTTTCAACATAATTACCCATTCGATTGGCAGTGTAGAACATGGCCAACTTTTGAACAAGACCACCGACTAAGTTGGTCAGGCCGGATCCAGAAGGAATACCACCGTCATTACGGGTGATTATACCCCTTGGGGTTAATAACGGAATATTCATGAACACATATCTGAGGTATTCAATGAGTGGATGACACCTACCCTTGAACCAGCCCTTCAGTACGTCGAACACAATATTAATCAGGACACCGGGGACGGAGGCATCAAACCCGCTAAAGTCAACTGATAATATTTCGTACCTACTAGTTGCTAATATATTGGTAACCACGTTATCAACGCGATCAGGGCCTACCCAAGCACAGAAATCGTCCAGCTCCTTCAATGCCGCAAGAAGTGGAATCTGAACACTGAGCTCGAGTATTGTAATGTAGTGGGGGAAACCCCATACAGTACGTTGCTTTGGAATCTCACCTATACCCCTAGGTTGTCCTCTCCAATATAAAAGGCATGGATCAAGGTATCTACTGATGTAGCCCCCTCGTTTCAGCTCGAATGCTTTCTCTAGTACCTGAGGGCGGTACTCTTTCTCACTCGTAGCCCAAGGCAATCCTAAGTTGGTATTCTTAGGCATCTCATCAAATGCGCGTTCCAAGGACGTGCTAGCAAGTGGTGGACCCATGTACATAGATGACAATGCCTCAGTGGCATTAGCTAAAGCAGAATAATTGACGTTTGTTCGCCGATCAGCAAAGTAGGTACTTATCTGCTCTACA